CCAGTAAAAACTAAAATTCTTGGCGAAGAAAACAAAGACAAAGAAGATGCAGCGTTAAGAGTCAAGGCAGATATGAACTATGAGCTTACTGAGCGCATGGTGGAGTATCGTCCTGAACATGAACGTCTATTGTACAGCCTTGGTCTGGCAGGATCAGCATTTAAGAAGGTATATTTTGATCCGAACTTGGGTAGGCAGATTGCGCTCTACATACCTGCTGAAGATGTCATCATCCCCTACGGTGCGTCAAACATTGAGACGGCAGAGCGTGTTACCCACGTTATGCGTAAGACAAAGAATGAGCTTAAAAAATTACAGGTTAGCGGGTTCTACCGGGATGTAGAACTGGGTGAACCACAAACATTCCATACAGATATAGAGAAAGCCAAGGCAGAAGAAGGTGGATTTTCTCTAACTGACGACAATCGATACGCCATATATGAGATTCACGCAGATCTTATTATTGAAGGTTTGGACGATTCTGAAGATGAGATTGCTAAACCCTACGTAGTTACCATAGAGAAAGGTTCAAGTGAAGTATTAGGTATACGTAGGAACTGGAGTCCTGATGACCCACTTACTTTAAAACGCCAACACTTCGTACACTATGTTTATGTCCCCGGATTTGGGTTCTACGGGTTGGGTCTGATACATATAATAGGGGGATACGCGAAAGCGGGTACGTCTATTATACGGCAGTTGGTGGACGCAGGAACACTATCTAATCTTCCGGGCGGTCTGAAAGCCCGTGGTCTACGGATCAAAGGAGATGATACCCCGATAGAACCGGGGGAGTTTAAGGACGTAGATGTTCCATCAGGAAGCATCCGCGACAACATTATGACACTTCCTTACAAGGAACCAAGTCAGACATTGTTAGCTCTACTTAACCAGATAACCACAGAAGGTAGACGGTTAGGGGCAATCAGTGACATGAATATCTCTGATATGTCAGCTAATGCACCTGTAGGTACAACCTTAGCTCTGTTAGAACGCACCCTCAAACCTATGGCTGCGGTACAGGCGCGAGTCCATTATGCGATGAAGCAAGAGTTCAAACTGCTCAAAGCTATTATGGCCGAGTATGCTCCTGCGGAATACGGATATGAGCCGGTACGTGGGGAAGTTAGCGCAAGACAGACTGATTATGCACTGGTTGATGTCATACCTGTTAGTGACCCAAACAGTACAACGATGGCACAACGGGTGGTTCAGTATCAGGCTGTACTACAGATGTCTCAATCTGCACCGCAGATATATGATTTACCGCAGTTACATCGCCAGATGATTGAAGTATTAGGTGTTAAAAACGCAGATAAACTTGTTCCCACAAGGGATGACGCAACACCGAAAGATCCTATTAGTGAGAACATGGATGCCCTAACAGGTAAACCGATGAGGGCGTTTATTTATCAGGATCACGAAGCACATATCGGTGCTCATATGGCGTTTATGCAAGATCCTTCCATTGCACAAATGATCGGGCAGAACCCGCAAGCGAAACAGATTATGGCCTCATTACAGGCACATATAGCTGAACACTTAGGATTCAACTACCGTAAGCAGATAGAAGAAAAGCTTGGAGTGGAGCTACCACCGCCTAACGAAAGCCTACCTGAAGAAGTAGAGGTTAACTTGTCAAGGTTGGTGTCTGAAGCAGGTAAACAACTGACACAATCGAACCAGCAGAAAGCTGCACAGGCACAGGCACAACAGCAAGCGCAAGATCCGTTAATCCAGATGCAACAGAAAGAACTACAGATAAAAGAGGCTGAAGTTCAACGTAAATCACAGAAGGATCAGGCAGATATACAACTTAGACAGGGTGAACTACAACGCAAAGCGATGAAAGATATGGCTGATGTGAAAGTAGATGAAGCCCAGTTACAGTTAGATGAGAAAGAACTACAACTTGATGCCCAGAAAGAAGGGGCTAAGTTAGCGGCTGATCGTAGGAAAGATAATACTAAGTTGGACTTAGATATACTTAAAACCATGCAGGACAAAAGGAAACAGTAACTCATGGCAAAAACCGTCTTTGACGTGCTAAAAGATAAAATCGAGGAAGATAAAGCCTCTGCGTTAGAATTTCTTGGTGGTGGAGGAGCTAAAGACTTTTCTCAGTACCAAGAGGTAACAGGTTTAATTCGGGGTCTACAAACCTGTTTAGGATACATAGATGACCTCTCGCGAAATTATTTGGAAGATGACGATGACTGAAGCAGTAAAATCTATAGAAGCTAGAGAACAGGAACTCGATGCACAACTACCCAAGCCTGTGGGTTATAGGGTGTTGATAGCACTCCCTTTTGTCGAAGAAACTTTTGATGGTTCAGACCTGATAAAAGCAAATACTACCAAGCACCATGAGTACATTATGTCCATAATAGGGGTTGTGTTGGACATGGGAGAGCAATGTTACGCTGATACAGAAAGATTCCCTACAGGGCCGTGGTGTAAGCAAGGTGATTATGTTATGTTTCGTGCCAATTCAGGTACACGGTTTACCGTGGATGGGCGAGAGTATCGTTTAATGAACGATGATTCTATTGAGGCAGTAGTAGATGATCCTCGTGGTATTCAAAAGGTATAGGGAGTAAAACATGGCATTTCAAAAAGTAGAATATTCATTTCCAGACGAGGAAAACGTGTCCACCGATATAGAGATAGAAGACTCCAGTGCGTTAGAGGTCGATATTTCAGGTAAAGCTCCTGAACAACCAGAACCCGAAGCAGTTGCCGATGTAGAATTAGAAGAGGATTATGAGGTAGAGATAGTTGACGATACTCCTGAAGCTGATAGAGATCGTGAACTTTCAGAAATACCAGAAGATGTTACGGACAAAGAGTTGGAAGGATACTCTAAAAAGGTACGTAACCGCATAAATCATTTTAGTAAAAGGTATCATGATGAACGCAGAGCTAAAGAATCTGCTCAACGTGAGAAAGACGAACTGGAACGATACGCACAAAATGTTCTGGAAGAGAATAAACAGTTAAAAGGTAGTGTTAGTAAAAACCAGACCGCATTACTGGATCAGGCTAAGAAAAGCGCGGATGTTGAAATTGCTGCTGCGAAGAAAGCTTATGCTGATGCACATGAAGCTGGCGATACAGAAGCTCTTGTAGAAGCACAAGAAACTTTAACAAATGCCAAGATTAAATCTGATAGGTTAAATAACCTTAGAATACCGTCTTTACAGGAAGAAGAAACTCCTGTACAACTAGCAGGTAATGAGAGTGTAACTC